CTGTTCGGATACAGCGTGGACGGCGGCGAGGTAAAAGTAATCGACCTGGCTTCCGGGGAAACACTGCCGAAGGAGATACACGATGCCCTGGAAGATGATTCGGTTACCAAGTGGGCATTCAACGCACAGTTTGAGCGTATCTGTCTGTCCAGGTTCTTAGGTTATCCGACCGGAGAATATCTTGACCCGGAAGGCTGGAAATGCAGCATGGTATGGTCTGCTTACATGGGGCTGCCTTTATCCCTGGAAGGCGTGGGTGCCGTACTTGGCCTTGAAAAGCAGAAGCTGACCGAAGGCAAAGACCTGATCCGTTATTTCTGTGTGCCGTGCAGTCCCACAAAGACAAACGGCGGCAGAACGAGAAACCTGCCGGAGCATGATATGGAGAAGTGGGACCGCTTTAAGGCATACAACATCCGTGATGTGGAAGCGGAGATGCAGATACAGGAAAGGCTTGTGAAATTCCCTGTGCCGGATTCGGTGTGGGATGAATATCACCTTGACCAGGAGATCAACGACAGAGGCATTCTGGTGGACATGCCTTTTGTGGAGCAGTGTATAGAAATCGACCGTGTATCCCGTGACAGTCTGACTGCGGCGATGCAGGAACTGACAGAACTGGATAATCCGAACTCGGTGGTGCAGATGAAAGGGTGGCTTGCAGACAACGGACTGGAGACCGATACTCTCGGCAAGAAGGCGGTGGCGGCACTGATGAAGGAAGCCCCTGACCATCTGGCAGAGGTGCTTGCTCTGCGTCAGCAGCTCGCCAAGTCATCGGTGAAGAAGTATCAGGCAATGCAGAATTCTGTGTGTGCAGATAACCGCGTCAGAGGTATGTTCCAGTTTTACGGAGCCAACCGGACTGGGCGGTTTGCCGGAAGACTTGTGCAATTGCAGAACCTTCCTCAGAACCATATGTCTGACCTGACTGAAGCGAGAGGGCTGGTGAGAAGCGGCGATTATGATGCTCTGGATTTGCTTTACGATGATATCCCGGATACTCTGTCACAGCTTATCCGTACTGCATTCATCCCAACGGTGAACAAAACGTTCATCGTAGCAGATTTCTCAGCCATTGAGGCAAGGGTCATTGCCTGGTTTGCGGGAGAAGCCTGGCGATCCGAGGTATTCAAAAACGGCGGTGATATCTACTGTGCATCGGCATCACAGATGTTCGGTGTTCCGGTGGAAAAGCACGGTGTGAACGGTCATCTCAGGCAGAAAGGCAAGATTGCGGAACTGGCACTCGGCTACGGTGGCTCCGTTGGTGCCCTGAAAGCTATGGGTGCCCTTGAAATGGGGCTTACCGAAGAGGAGCTTCCTGACCTGGTATCCGCCTGGAGGCAGTCCAATCCGAATATCGTCCGCTTCTGGTGGGATGTGGACAGTGCGGTCAAAAAGGCTATCAAGGAAAAGACTACCCAGTCCACCCATGGCGTCAGCTTCTGCTGCAGGAGCGGCATGCTGTTCATACAGCTTCCTTCCGGCAGAGTTCTTTCCTATGTAAAGCCACGCATGGGAGAGAACAAGTTTGGCGGTGAGTCCGTGACCTACGAGGGTGTCGGCGGCACAAAGAAATGGGAGCGGCTTGAAAGCTACGGTCCCAAGTTCGTGGAGAATATTGTTCAGGCAACAAGCCGTGACATCCTGATGTATGCCATGCGGACACTTCGGTGCTGCAGCATCGTTGCTCACGTGCATGACGAGGTGATCATCGAAGCAGACCCTCGCATGAGCCTTGAAGCTGTCTGCGAACAGATGGCAAGGGTTCCTGCCTGGGCAGAGGGACTACTCCTCCGTGCCGATGGCTACACCTGCAATTTTTATAAAAAAGATTGATGAAAACGTAAGATTTCACCTCCTGCCACAGCTACCCGGTAGGAGGTGTTTTCTATGACCACTGAAGAGAAAATTCAAATTCAAGCATTCCGTAAAGCAGGAATGGGATATAAGCAGATCTCCAAAGAGATGGGGATTTCGGTAAACAGCATCAAATCGTTCTGTCAGCGCAATGGCCTTGGTGAGGCTAAGAATGGTTCTGTTTGCGAACAGTGCGGCAAAGCGGTGCTGTATACGCCGAAGAAAAAGAAGAAGCGGTTCTGCTCCGACAGCTGCAGACAGGCTTGGTGGAACAGCCATCTTGATATGGTCAAGCGAAAGGCCGTCTATGAATACACCTGTCCGGTTTGCGGAAAAGAGTTCTCCGTTTACGGCAATTCAAAGAGAAAGTACTGCAGTCATGGCTGCTACATAGTTGGGAGGTTTGGAAGCGATGAATGAGATACCCGTGAGCGAACGCTACACATTAACCATTAAGGAAGCGGCCTGCTATTTCAATATAGGCATCAAAAAGCTGAGACGATTGGCAGAGGAAAACCTCGGCATATTTGCCGTTTACAGCGGGAATCGCTACCTTATAATACGCACAAAATTCGAGGAGTATCTGCTTGATAATTCTACGATATAAATCCCTTTTAGCTGCGAATAGTAGTTGCTATTTCGGCAGATCTACGGGAATATACGACTACCCAAAGGAGGTGACCCTATGAATAAGCCTTTATTAGAAGAAAAGGACACACTTACCGTAATTGAGACAGCAGAACTGTTCAGCCTCAGCCGCAGAAAGCTGTTTCGCCTGGTGGAAGAAGCGAACCTTCCGTTTATGGCTTATTACGGTTCACGAAAGCTCATCATCAAAGATGAGTTCATAAAATACCTGGGCAGACCGGGAGTAAAGGAGGGACTTGCAAATGGCAAGCCAAGGACAAAGAAGAGATTCGAAGCATAGGATTCTCCATACCGGAGAGTCGATTCGAGCCAACGGAAAATACCAATACAAGTACATGGTGGATGGCAAACCAAAATTCATTTACAGCTGGAGACTGGTGCCAACCGATCCGCAGCCGGTGGGAAAGCAGCCCTGCCTTTCCTTAAGAGAACTGGAAAAGGCAATCGGGCATGACCTGGAAGCAAAACTTGACCCTATGGGCAAAAAAATGACGGTCAATGAACTGATCGACCGTTACCTGAAAACCAGAACCGGAGTAAAGCCGAACACCTTAACGAACTACAACTTCGTAAGGAACATCATGGCAAAGGAACCGTTTGGCAGTAAGAAGATTGCGGAGATCAAGACTTCCGATGCAAAGCTGTTCCTTATCAAGCTTCAGCAGGACGGCAAGGGGTCAAGCACCGTGAAGACGATACGAGGTGTTCTGAGACCGGCTTTTCAGATGGCGGTGGATGATGACATTCTTATGAAGAACCCTTTCGGATTCCAGCTTGCAGGTGTTGTGGTTAACACGGAGCATACGAGAGAGGCCATCACCAGAGATCAGATGAAAAAGTTCCTGAAGTTTGTCCACGATGATAACGTGTACTGCAAATACTATGAGGTGTTCTACATCCTTTTCCATACCGGAATGCGTATTTCCGAGTTCTGTGGATTGACAATTAAGGACATCGACATGCAGAATCGTATCATTGATATCAATCATCAGCTGCAGAGAATGCCGGATATGACTTACCATATCGAGGCTACCAAGACGAATGCCGGTACGAGAAAACTTCCGATGACAGAAGATGTGTACCAGATGTTCGGCGAGATTCTCAGGAACAGACCAACGGATCTGCCGGAGATTATGGTGGACGGTTATATGGGATTTCTTTTCAGAGACAGAAAAGGAATGCCGGAGGTGGCGATGCACTGGGAACACCGCTTCAACCATGCGGTTAAAAGGTACAATGAGATCTACCGCATTGTGATGCCAAACATCACGCCGCACGTTTGCCGTCACACCTACTGCAGCAACCAGGCAAAAGCCGGTATGAACCCCAAGACTCTGCAGTACCTTATGGGGCATTCCGAGATTGGTGTGACGATGAATGTGTACACCCACCTTGGTCTGGATGATGCCAAGGACGAGATGATCCGCCTGGAAGAACTGGAGCAGGCAAGAAAAGAGGTCGAAAAGACATCCGGACAGAAGCCTTTGAAGCAGACCATGTTCAAAGCAATTTGAATAAGAAGAGAAAGGCGCTCATGTCAGCAATGGCATGGGCGTTTTTGTGGTTTTATGGATGGATTTTTGCGGAGAGATATGTTACAATAAGTTATCCTATTTGTGTTACAAGTTTCAAATGAGGAGATTGACTATGATCAAGAATAACATAGAACTGGATGTTAAGGTGAAGTGCATAGAGCAAGGCACCACCCAGACACAGATTGCCGATGATATCGGTACCACAAAGTCATACGTAAACAGGATCATCAAGAAACCAGAGGGTGTGGTAAACAAGACCTTCGTGCAGATGATGGAGTCCCTGGGGTATGACATTGAACTTACATATGTGAAACGAGGAACGACAGATGAAGGCTAAAGAAGAATATTCAATCCGCCTTGAAATGTCTCAAATGCATGAAGAATTCATTGAGCGGATGTCTGAAGCTTACGATGACGGTTATTACGTTGAGGCGGTATGGTATTGCTATGCAATTTTTGAACAGCGAATCAGCCGCCTGATTTCAAAATACTTAGATAAATGCATTGTGCCTAATGATCGCACTGATGATAAATCGGCCGCAATATCGACACGAATCACATGCCTAAAGAAGCTGATTGATGCGAATTATGGGAAATAAATTTTGACGTAATGTGGAGATTATAAATGAAATGAAAAAAGTTATTTTGGGTTCAATAATGATGCTGAGTGGTTTATTATCTGTTGCTATAATCTTAGCGGGTTCCATGGCTAACGAATGGACTGTTAATGGACAATATTCAGCCATGGTGGTGATTTAAGTGTTGCAAATTGCAGTGTGCGATGATGAAGCAATGAATGTTTCTAAAGTCGAGGAGCTTGCAAAAGTATTCTTTAGAACGCATTAGGTCAGTTTACAAGGAACTACACGCAGACCGTGAAACGGGCTGCTGACAACAAACGGCGCTATGCTCCCGGCTGGGTGCATAGCACCTGTTTGTT